TTGGCGAGGAGGGCGCTCGGCTAAAAATTTTCTCTACCTGCACAGAGCTAATTAAATGTCTGCCCGCCTTGACGGTGGATAAGCTCCGCCCCACCGACTGCTCCACCGAGCCACACGAGCTGACCCACGCTCCGGATGCGCTCCGCGGCTTTGCAATCTTCCACCACCGACCAAGCAAGGAGGAATCCGCGACAAAAAGGGGACGGTGGAGCGCGGATATGTGGGAGGACTTCTACTCTGCCGGCGAGGAGGCAAGACAATATCTTAAGAACAAATACGGAGAACCAATGTGAAAATCAGTAATGAAGCACAGATAAGATTAGACTATTTCTCCTCGCTCTACGAAAATGCGGTTGTAGCGATGGGAGAAGCCTTTGAGAGCCTGGACAGATGTATGCGCCAGTACAGGGGCTCACGCGAGATCGACGGCTCAAACGAAGAGGCTCTGACGGTGAGAAATATCACCTATGAAATTGTTGAGAGCCAGGTGTCCTCCGATATCCCATATCCCAAGACCGATCCTACCTCATACAGCGAGCGCCGCGAGCGCAATGCCGAGTCGATAGAGAGGCTTTGTCGAGCGCTGCGCAAGAGGCTCCCCTTTGGTGAGCTGAACGATATAGACGAGCGCTACACCTACATCTACGGCGGCAGTGTCTGGTATGTTGAGTGGGAACACGACACCGAGTATATGGGAGAGATGGGCACGGTAAAAATACACTGCCTCTCTCCGCGCGACTTTATTCCTCAGCCCGGCATTTCCAGTGTAGAGGATATGGAGTATTGCTTCCTTCGCTTCATCACCACTAAAGATGAGGTAATGCGAAGATACGACAAGACGGCGGAGGAGCTTGAGGGCTGTGAGCTTGCATACGAAAGCGGTATGGACATTCCCGAAAGAGATGCGATTGCGCTCACCGTCTGCTTCTGGCGCGACGAGGTTGGAGATGTGGCAAGATACATCTTCTCGGGGGAAGTGACGCTTTCGGATATCCCCAAGTTCTACCACAGAAAGAGCCTCTGCTGCTCGGTCTGCGGAAAGGAGCAAAGCGCCTGTAAATGTGACACGCCCCTCCTTGTACAGGGGGAGGTTGAGAGAGAAATCCTCGAAAAAGACAAGCTGCTCCGCTCCGGCTATACCATACCTGCAGTCGCGCCCGAGGTGGTGGACGGACACACTGTTACAGTGGGCGGCAGGGAGAAAATGAAGCGAACAGAAATTCCCTACTATGTACCCAAGCTATTCCCCATTGTCATCAGGAAGAACACCTCGGCTGAGGGCGAGCTTTACGGGCAGTCGGATTGCGACTACATTCGCCCGCAGCAGCAGGCAATCAACAAGATTGAATCAAGAATTCTGCAAAAACTGCTTCGTGCGGGCGTTACCCCGATTATGCCGGAGGACGCCTCCATCAGCGCAAACAACTCGGTCTTCGGACAGGTGATAAGAATGAAGCCCGGCGAAAGCCCCTCGCAGTACGGCAAGGTGGACACCACCCCGGATATCAGCCAGGATATCGCCGAGGCAGAAAGGCTGTATGACCAGGCAAAGCGAGTTGTCGGCATCTCAGATGCCTACCAGGGAATAGACACCGGCTTCCAGGAGTCGGGCATTGCCAAGCAGCTCAGAATATCCCAGGCGAGAGGCCGTCTTGACTCCAAGGTCAAGATGAAGAACTACCTGTACGCAGCTCTGGACCGCATTATATTCGGACTTTATCTCGCCTTTGCCGATGAGCCAAGGCAGCTCTCCTACAAGGACGCCTTTGGCAGAATACACTATGCCCAATTCAACCGCTATGATTTCATCGAATTTGATGTCAAAAGCGGCGAATATTACTACGATGATGCCTATATCTTCTCCGCCGACCCAAGCGCGTCGGATGCCAACTCGAGAGAGGCTATGTGGCAGAGAAATCTCGAAAACCTGAAGGCAGGCACGCTGGGTGATCCCCAGAGCCCCTCTACCCTGCTCCGCTACTGGCAGTGTCAGGAGAGAGCGCACTACCCCCAGGCGCGCGAGAATGTAGAATACTTCACCGAGGCGGTAAACAAGGAGGGAGGTATGCTATATGGCTAAGATGAGAAGTCTTGAGGACTATCTGAGGAGCTATTTTCGCTCGACACATATGGAGAACGGCCCGATGAGCTTTGCCACCTACAAGGCGGAGAACGGACAGAACGGTAAGGCGACTTACCAAAGAGCCATGCAGGAAGCGTCAATCGCAAGCGCTCTTGGCGACAGTGGCTACGGCATAACAGCAGAGAGCCTGCGCCAAAAGGGGCTATCCGTCTCCGGATACCGCGATTATTTAACACGGGTAGGGGCTGATAGGCTCGCCGCCACCGATACTGCCCTGAGGCAGGAGATGGCAGAGGCAGAGGAAAAGAATGCGCAGGGCTATCTTGCCTACCTGTCCTCCTACGGCGAGGAGCAGCAGCGTATCGGAAGGAGAGTCAGCGAAACCCTGATCAGCCGCGGAGTTATAAACGCCGAGAGCGCCTACAATTATGCGGTAGAGAGCGGTCTTTCTCCCGACATGGCAAAGCAGGTGGTTGAAAGCACCTACGGTGTCCTGCGACAGAAGCTAATTGACGAGATCATGGGCAAGATCGCAATGCTCGAGCTTGATGCCAAGGGAGCAGAGATCTATGCCCGTCATATGGGGCTTTCAGACTCCGACACCTCCTTCCTGGGCAAGGCTGCGGAAAAGCTGATAGACCACTACATCGATATTTCCGACAGCTACTACGAGCATCTCAAGGAGCTTGAGGAGCTGGGCGGACATGTCCACGGAGAATTCATTGAATTACAAAAATAAGAAAGGAATTGTACTATGAAGAACACTAAAGATAAGGCAGATGCCTACAGGAGCATTGGCTTCGCGCCCATCAAGGCGCCCTCCGCAAATGATAGCGGAATGAAGAGCTCTGTAATAAAGCCTGCCGGTGATGGCAGATCTCGCGGAGGTAAGAAATGAGCATCACGGAAAATATGGAGACGGTGGAGGGCTTGGTAGATGAGGCTACCGCCCAAGAGCCCGATACCGAGGTAGAAGCCGAGCCGGAGCAGACCGCCGCGAATGACGGGAGCGAGGACGAAGCCTTTACCGAGGAAATAGACTATGAGGAGCTGATGGAGGAGGATCTGAAGGAGCTGAAGGAGGAATTCTCCGAGCTTGAAAGGACCTCCAGCATCACTCAGCTGTCCAACCCTCTGCGCTATGCCGCGCTACGTGATCTTGGGCTTTCCCCCAAAGAGGCATATCTTGCAACCCAGGAAAGACGCGCACCCCTAGACAACCGCGCGCATTTGTCGGGCGCTGTCGCAAGAAGAGCGGCAATGCCAAGGTCGGCTATGTCCCCAAGAGAAATGCGCCAGGCGCGCGAGCTGTTCTCGGATATGACCGATGCGGAAATAACCGCCCTGTACCAAAAGGTAACTAAATAAGAAAGGAAAGACTATGTTCAGCATTGTCAAAATATTAAACAGTGGCGCAAGCACTCCCGATGTTCTTCGCCTGCCCATCAGAGGGGATGTGGCTACCGAGAGGGGCTGTGCCCTTGTCATTAAGAATGGCGCCCTCGCCTGCCCCGCCGAGGGAGATAAGCCCGAGCTTATTGTCATCGACAGAACGAGCGAGGATTGCGTAACCGCCTTCATCACCTCCCCCGAGGTGGTATACAGAATGAAGCCCCTTCTTAAGACCGAGGAGGGCGAGGACGGCGAGCTTACCACAGAGACAGCTCCCGCTATCCTCGAGCGTGTGGGAATTGCCACACAGAACGGCGTTGCCGTTGGCATTAAGAAAAGCGAGATTGGCGCAGGTACCGTAATAGGCACCGAGGGCGACTATCTGCTTGTAATTTTCAGATAAAGGAGAAACGATATGATTATTTATTCTAAGAGCAGCGGCCTCAGAAATGCCGCGATAGGCAAGCTTGAGACCCCCATCAAGATGGTCATCGAGAGGGAGAGTGATCTGCTTTCCCAGCAGGGCGGCATCTGTGAGTGGCTCTTTAATGTTGAAAAGAGCAATCGCTTTGGCGAGACCATCGTGAACCAGAGCGACTTCGGCATCTTTGCGGCAACCGAGGAGGGAGCAGGCGCAACCCAGGACACCATCAAGGAGACCGGCAAGAAGTTTATCGAGCATATCCAGTTTACCAAGGAGTTCGTTATCACCGCGGAGATGATGGAGGATGCGAACTACGGAGTTGGAGCAGATGCAAAGAGAAGGGTTGAGAGCTTTGTACGCGCCTACCACAAGACAAGAAACAAGCTCTGCGAGGCGGCGCTTGTTAACGGCACCAGCGCCACTGCAAGCTTTGCAGGCACAACCATTGACCTGACCTGCGCGGATGGCAAGCCCCTCTTCTCCGGAAGGCACACCTACGGTGATGGTAGCAAGACACAGTCAAACTATATGTTTGGAAATCTTCTATACCACCCTGACGAGGCGGATAACCGCGTATACAATCCGGAGAGATTTGTCCATGCGTTCCACACACTGTGTATGAAATATCGCAACATGTTGGATGACAACGGTGAGCCCCTCGGCTATACCGCGGATACCATTATACTCCCCGGCAACAGACCAATGTTTGAGTCAGCAGTAAAGACGCTGTGCGGATCTGAAAAAATCCCCTTCTCGGCCAACAATGCGGTAAACCTTCATTTCGGAAAGTGGAATATTATTACCCTTCCCGGCTGGACTGCGCCCGAAGACTCACTGATGCTGATGTCCAGCGAGGCAAACAGAAATCTTGCGGGTAATATGTTCTTCAACCGTATTCCCCTCTCGGTGTCCAACTGGGTGGACCATCACACCGGCAACTACGTCTGGAACGGCAGATGCCGATTTGGTATAGGCTTTGGCAGCTATAAGCATATTCTTCTTGCCTTCGACTCTTACGATGGCAAGGGAGACGCCAGCTACTTCGTATCTTACTAATATAATTGTTTACATTTTTGCTTAACTATTCCTTGAATAATTAAGCACGGGTGTCGCCATCTCCTCTTTCAGGGGAGATGGGCGCCCGTTAGACAAAAGGAGGAATAATGACATACAAGCAACTGAAAAAGGATGTTGTACGGCTTGGCTT